TACCCATTTAGATATAAATCCCCCACTGGTCAAACACATAGTGTTAGATACAGTGTTGGTAATCCTATGGGAGCCTATTCATCATGGGCCTCTTTCGCTTTAGCTCACCATTTTATGATATTTGTCATCTGTGAGAGATTAGGTAAAGACTGAAAAGTCTGTCCCTATTATCTCTTGGGTGATGATATCATAATTGGTGACGCTGCGGTAGGAGAAGCATACTTGAAATTAATTAAGTCTCTTGGTGTAGATTATGCTGTCGAAAAGACGCATATATCTACAACCTTATTTGAATTCACAAAAAGGTGATTCTATAAGGGTCAAGAGATTTCACCTTTCCCTATTGGGGGTTTACTGTGTAAAAGAAAGTTAGGTCCTTCTGACCTTCTTCAATTACTAGTAAATGCTTCCCAAAAGGGATGGTTTTTCCAGTATGACCTTGGTAGTCTGGTATTTAAGTACTATAGTATGATTGACAAACTACCTTCGAGATTTTGTAGATCTCTTAGTGAGTTTGCTATCATAGCTGAAGTAGTGATGGAAATCACTAGAGGTAACATTTCTTCCAAAGAGGGCCTTTCGACTCTCGACGGGAGATTTGATACCACACTCTTCTCTAAGATGAGTGAGTATGAAGCGTTAAGCTTCATAACTAACCACATTAGGGAAGGCTTCATGCTATCAAAATCTGTCACTGATCATCTGATTCAATGTAACAGGGATCATTCTCTTGATAGATCAAAAGTCTCTACAAAGGACCTTTGATTGTTTCAAGATGATGAACCTGTTATACAACCAGACGGATCAATGATTTTGATGCCTATAGTACCTAATACAACACTTGAGGAGGATCCCGTTCTCTTTAATCTAAGAAACGCTACCGATCTTATCTGAGGTGAATTATCATCTCTAGATAGACCGACGGTAGGTTGGTTCGATTGACCTTTAGTTTTAAAGGTTTTATCTGTTCCGATCCCTACCGAAGTAGCCGTTTCTGATGAGAAAAGAGACTCAAGGATCATTTCCTCCTTAGCTAGATTAATCAGAAAAGATATTTTATCTAATAAGATAAAATCTCCGAGTTTTGAAGACCTTTTAGTCTTCAGTAACTCCTGATTAACCTGATCTAATTCACCCTTAAACAGGTGAAAGTGCTGCC